ACTGCGCTGAACTGGGACTTCTGAGTGGAAAGTCTCGAATCGTGGGCTACCAGTGACACGGGGTAGCCCACGACCTGGCTACTGAGCGGGCTTGAGAACCAGCGAGATCGAGTTGATGCAGTAGCATCATTCGCACTTGTTGAAGGAGGCCAATATGCCCAGTTCAGTGGCAGTTTACGCCCGAATCTCGTTAGACCGCGATAACGAGCAACTTGGTGTAGCCAGGCAACAGCAGGACTGTCTTGAACTTGCTCAGAGACTTGGTTGGACGGTTGCAGAGGTCTACATCGACAACTCGATCAGCGCCAGCAAGGACATACTGCGACCCGAGTACGAACGGATGATGGAGGATCTGTCATCAGGCAAGCGTGATGGTCTGATTGTGTATGACTTGGACCGCTTGACCCGCAAGCCAGCAGAATTGGAATCCTTCATTGCTTTGTCGGAGAAGGCAGGGTTCGCGCTTGCCAATGTCGCCGGTGACGTAGATCTGAACACCGCCAACGGCAGAATGCTTGCACGGTTCAAAGGTGCGATTGCCAGGCAAGAAGCAGAACGCATTGGGGAGCGAGTCAGCAGAGCTGCCAAGCAACGAGCAGAGAAGGGCATCCCACAGAAGGCCAAGCATCGTCCCTTCGGGTACACAGTTGACTACGAGATAGTGCCAGACGAAGCAGAGATGATCCGCAATGCATACGCGAGAGTCATTGCGGGGGAGAGCCTTACAGCCATCACCAGAGACTTTCAGGCCAAGTTCTCGACTGTTGCAAACGGCAGGTGGTACAGGCAAACGGTCAAGAAGATCCTGCAACGTCCAGCCAATGCCGGAATTCGTGTCTACAAGGGGGAAGAGGTTGGAGTAGGTACCTGGGAAGCAATCGTGCCCAGATCGACGTATGACGCTGCAATGGAGGTTTTCCAAGGTACAAGCAAGCCGATGCCTGATTTGGCCAACAAGCATCTCCTGAGCGCCATTGCCAAGTGTGGTCTGTGCGGATTCGTCATGTACGGAAGACGACCGAACAAAAGCTCGAAGGCCAAGTACGTATGCATGACCACTCATGGCGGGTGCGGAAAGATCGCTCGAGCACAAGAACCACTCGATGGATACATACTCCGTCTGGTCGCAGAGTACTTGAAGAGGGTTGCACCTACCGTCGTTGAAGTAGACGACAACCAAGACAAGATAATTGCCCAACAGCAGAGAATCAAAGAACTGCAACAGGCATATTCTGATGAGCTTCTGTCAATGGCCGACTTCATGCCTATGGTGAACATCGAACGCGAGAAGTTGAAGAAGCTGCAAAAGGATTCTGCCAAAGCCGTAGCCACTACCGCAGTGACAACCAAGTCAGATGAGTTTCTGAACGGAAATCTGTCCAAGCAGCGATCTGTGATCAGACGCTACATCTCCGAAATAGTTGTCATGCCAGCTGGACGAGGGGCACGTAAGTTTGACCACAACCTCATCAAGGTGATATGGAAAGAAGCCAGGTAGTTTGTAGCTACCTGACTTCTTATCTGATTTCAGAAATATGGGTTTCGTGACTTATGGGCATTTTTCATCAGATTTCGCCGACTGCTTTTGGACTTGATCTGACGCTCGCACTCTTCATATAGCCAAGGATAGGTCTCTGAAATGGCTGCATTTACTTCTTTGAACCGAGAAAGAGTGTATTTGTGGTTGTATGAAGTGTACTCATGGCGTAGGTGGTTTACGATATCTTTAACATCAGTCGATCCAGCAAGGTTCTCTAATTCCTCTTTGGAGACATTGGGAAGATGGATCTGCATTCTTATCCTTTTTCGATTGCGGGTTCTCTAGTTTCCTGCAAATAGTTTGTTCATCCATTCAATATCATCTTGTGTAATATCTGGTGCATCTTGCAATGCTCTTTGGATTGCTGCTTCTTGGTCGTACTCTGGCTCCAATCGGTCACTTTGACTCCATTCTCTCGGCGTCGCCGGGTCTTTTACGCTACACCATCCAGCGGTGCTACAAACAGTGCTACATAGAAGTACGCAATAATCAATCTTTAGTTAGAGATTTAATGGTAAACTAGTTACTGTAATGTTAGAAGCAATTATTATCGCACTCATTGGTCTAGTCGGGACTGTGATTGTCGAAGTACTCAGAAGATTCTTTAACAACCGGCAAATCCAGCGGCAGGAGATGCTTGACGAGATGCGTGCTTTGAAGGCGCAAGTCAAAGAGCTGCAAGATTCACTTGATGAATGGAAGACCAAGTATTACCAGCTTTTGATGCAGATCAGCAACCAACAAAATGCATCTTGAACTGCACAAACAGTTTCGTTTGTGACGTAACGAAGTGCATACCTGAGGTACCCCCAAGTGCTCTGTGAAGTCCAAAGTATTGTGCTGTTCTATTAGGCAAGTATGCATTTCTTTTTAGTAGACTACCGTCTTTAATGCTCTTGTATTCTTTAGTGGCCTGGTGTAGCTTCGAGATAGCCGATCTACCCGGCTCTCCTGTACGCGCATGAGGGCTGTCCGATTTACCAAGCTAGGCCCGATGGACCCCTAAGCACTTCTGATGCGCCCTGTGTCAGATGTACCTACCTACAGACAGCAGGAGAAGACGTGAAGAAGTACATCGGTGTCTTGGCTATAGCTCTTTTTGCTGTGGCATGCAGTAACACGCAAGCAGGTACGCCTGTTGCAATGTCGGTAGAAGACCAGGCTCAGTATGACTTGGAACATTTATTCCAAGTGACAGGAGTTTCTGATTCTGCTTTGCAGGGTAATTGCACTGTGATAGAAGGATTTGCAAAAGATAGATCTATTAGTGAGAAGGACTTGGCAGAAATAGGTCGCTATGTTGCTACGGTTGTTCCGTACAAGTGGCCGCAGGACCAAAACAAGATTCTCTCAGTGATACTGATGAGTACGTTCTATTATTGTTCGGAGTATTACTATATGTTTGGTAAGTGACTCAGATGATGATTGACAGTTATTACCTACCCCGGCGACAAGGCTCACACGAAGAAGCCGAATGTGCTAGTTTGTAGGTAGTTCTTCTTGCTTGTTGTTCTACTGTGTTTTTTGTTCACAGGAGCTAATATTGGGTATATGGTTCTCTGTGTGACGGATAGGGAAGACATAAATAAGAAGAATAGTAGAACTGGCGGCCAAGAAACGAAGCAATCGATATAGACCTTAATGGATTCGATAAGCGCCACGCCAACAAGAATACAAAGAATATGCTAAAATATACATTAGCAAGTAAAGGTACTCCACTACCATAGAAAGGCTACAGAACTTCATTTCATAGTAAAAATGATGAATGCCCGGTAAAGGTTGTGGAGAATCTTTACCGGGCATTTTACTATGAAAAGGAAGATTTGAATGACAATAGATAATGATTTACTAGATAGAATTCTAGAGAAACGATTCTGGGATAAGACGTTAGAAGACACAGTTTGGACACCGGATTTTTGCCACGAGTTCCTTGAATCGGAAGAGTCACTACACTGTTCTTCTGAGTATCTAGCTTCTGCTAGTTCTTACATGAATGACTTGAAGAACAAGAAGAAGAAGCTCTATATACCCAATATTAGCTCCTGTGAACAAAAATTAGATACTGTAGAGCCTGGTGTCTTGATGAGTCACGCAATCAGATATGAGATAAAGAAGCAAGAGTATCTTCTAGAACTACCTGAAGTGCGAGTGAAGGTTGACGACAAGCCGTACGTCACAAGACTGCAAAATGTTCGGAACAACACTTCATCCAACGGAAAGTTCGAAGCAGACTTCATGCGGGAGTTTGGGCGGGCCTTGGCATATTGCTACCGTCTGGATATATCGACGGGAAATATATGCACAGTTGCAATGCGGGAGATGAAGTGGAAGTGGGAGGTCATACAAGGTTTCTGTGATAATGCACAAAAGTACAAGACTTTGGTTCGGACGGAAGACTATTGGCTCGCGGAATGGGTAGAAAGAGCAGCGGCAGTCTGCAATACGCAGCAGCAGGTCGACATTCTCCTATGGATCTACATTCAGGCAGCGACGTACAGTACGCGGCAACCGAGAATTTGCAAGAAAACATTGGCCGATCAGTTGGGGATAGGTCGTCCGAGCGTTCGGAATCTATTCAACAAGCTTGAAAAGAACGGATTGCTGAATGAGCAGCCAGAAGGTTACCGCAATACTTCCGCCGGTCCAAAGAGCGAGGCAAGAATTATCAATCTCGATCCTGAGCAAGCAAATAGGTGGATGTTCTACGAAAAGTTGCCTGCAATAGATAGAAGTAAAGATCGTAAAGAAACTAAGAAAACCAGAATTGAAAGTTTAAAAGCACAACAAGCATTACCAATTAGAAAGGAAACAATATGAACGAACAAGAAAGGCTGGTACGAGAAGCACAATTTGTCTATCTCGAATATCTACAAACTCTGAACAAGCAAATATTGATCAGAATAATCATGAAGCATGTAGAAGATGACTTCGAGCGTATCGACCATGAATACGATTCTAAGAAATCAGAAAATCCAGGTACACAATGACACCAGAAGCAAATGAAAGTGTCTCAGATGTTCATAGTGCCTACCGGAAACATGATCTGGAGTGGTGCTCGGAATGCAGGAAGATCACCAAGGCCGGGGGTGAAGAAGGATGCCTACACGCAAAGAAGTCAATGGGAACGATATGGAAGAACTGATAGAAGCAATAAAAGAGTTCGAACAATTATTAGAAGAAGCAAGACCATTGTTTAAGAAATAAAGTGATACAATAAAAGACGGAAGCCATTTGGTATTCCTCCTTTCGGGCCCTTGTGAAGACTAATCCACTTCACAAGGGTCTTTTCATGTTCAATAGGCAATATCGTGTTATAATTCCTATTGACTAGATGATTGTCTTTCATCGTAGCTAAATAATCATCTGGTCTCTAAATCATAGGAAAGTAGTGAATTAAGATCGCATTAGAAGATCAGATTTTAGGGTTACCGGAAGTCATCAACGAGGGTGACATCGGACATAGAACACAAAGCGTTGTAGTGCACAAAGCTGTGAAGAATTTTCTGAATCGATTGATCGATTTGGAAGCAGATGTAGTTGATTGGTCGGAAGTGGAGAACAAGCCTTCTACATTCGCACCAGCAGCACATACGCACACCCTGGCAGACACCACAGGGCTAGAAACAGCTCTCGCAGGCAAGGAACCAACGCTGGCAGCAGGCAGCACAGCTCAATATTATCGTGGTGACAAGACATGGCAGATACTCGGGAAGGCATCGGTTGGCCTTGGCAACGTTGACAACACATCAGATGCCAGCAAACCAATTTCATCTGCAACAGCTAGCGCCTTGGCCGGCAAAGCGGACCTCGTAGGTGGGAAGGTTCCAAGCTCACAGTTGGATCGTCTGTCAATCGGTGAAACACTCACAGCAGCAACACAATCGGCAATGTTGGCACTTGATGCAAACCCTGGTGACGTTGCCATTCGTACCGATGACGACACGCTATGGATGTTGAAGAAGGCACCAGCAAGCACACTCGGGAACTGGTGGGATTTGACCGCAGCTTTGTCCGGTGTGGCAGGCGTAACGAGCATCAACTCAATGACAGGCACAGTCACACTGGGTAAGTCAGACATCGGTCTCGGCAATGTGGACAACACTTCCGATGCCACCAAGAATTCAGCCACAGCAACGCTCACGAACAAGACCATCAGCGGTAGCAGCAACACACTCTCGAATATCGCTCAGTCAAGCGTGACAAATCTCAGTACAGACTTGGGCAACAAGGTCACGAGTTATGTGAATGGCACGATCACAGCTGGGTTCAAGCAAGAAGTGATGACGCAAGCACAGTTCGCAGCACTAGGGACCAAAGATTCCAAGACTGTATATCTGGTGACAGCATGACGCTCTACATTGGCAGTACACCACTATCGAAGGCATATATCGGTAGTACAGAGCTACAGAAGATCTATGTCGGATCAACGGAAGTATGGTCATCGTGGACACCAATGGGAATGTTGAAGTCCGGTACTCAAAATACAGCAGGATCAACTACTACAGTTCAGGTGACAGGTTGGGTGAACAACCCAAGTTATCCAGGCGGTTCAGTTGTGTCCAATGCGCTCGTCATATCAGGGGCTAAATCAGATGCATCGATATCTGCATCAGTGAAGTTCGTAAACCGATACTTCTATGTAAATTACTATGCGGAAATTCGTAAGAACGGTGCTGCCGTTCCTGGTGCTTCAGTCACTGTTCTCGGACCATCAAGCGGAACAGGGCTATTGATTACTGTGCCAACCGTTTCAGTATCGGTTGCAGCAGGGGATGCATTCTCGCTCTGGGTCTATACAGAAGGATTCGGCAACACTATCGATGTATCAGGAACTCAACTACAGGTTGTGTGAGGCGGGAAGGAGAAGAGGAGAATAATGTCAGATCCAATTAAGTCTTACAAATGGAGACAGTTGCAGCAGAAGATACTCAAGCGCGACAACTACAAGTGCAGCATTTGCGGCGGGGTGGCAAGAAGCGTTGACCATATCAAACCACGAAGCAAATACCCTGAGTTAATGTGGAATGAAGACAACTTAGTAGCAATGTGTGTATCACATAACAGCAGCAAGGGTAATAGAGAAGTAGCCGCATACAGAATGAATTGGGTAGCAGAGCAATGGTTCAAAGATGGAATACCAGAACGATGAATAATATGCACAGCAATGCATGAAGCAGATGAATGATCATGCAGCATGGTGGATGAATCGATGCGTTGGTGAAGTGGGGCTTTTTCTGAAGGAGACATACGACGCCGGGTGGTTCGTCTAACTTTTAAAAAATATGCTCGTAAAACCCTTTGTAGCACGCATTGTTTGCTATAATATGCAGTGTGGCCATGCATGGATGATGCATATTATTCACGTCAGGTCACAGGAGAAGAGATGAATTTGAATTGACAATGGTGAAAGATGCCTCGTACGAGCAGGCAATAGACTTATATCTAGAAGAGAATGATTGGCTTGACGACTCGCAGCAGCCTTTGGTGACGCAGTTGTACAAGATCGCGCAAGTGCTGGACTCGAACGTACGAATAACAGCAGGAATGACTACAGAGTTCCGCATGACGTTCATGTCGCTACACAACATGCGTCCGAATGATGAAGAAGAACTAGCAAAGGATTCCGACGAAGCTTTCTTCGCGTCGCTTGGCCTTTGACAGAAGTAAGCGCGTGGCCACCTACGCAGTACACAGAACCACTCAGTGAAGATTTCACCAGCGCACTCACACAACGTGATGTCGAGCTGGTGAACCGCTTTTATATGGGTCCGGGTGAAACGCTGGATGACTGGCAAGTGCAGTTGATGCGCCACATCTTGGAGACATACCCGCCTGACTGGCACGTCGAAGCACTCAGAGGAAAGCTCAGGTTCCGTGATGGAGTCCTGGTCTTGGTCCCTAGGCAGGTAGGCAAGACCACAATCATTGGTGCGTTGCAGTTCGTGTCATTCCTACGCTCGGTCGCTACGCCTGGTGCACGTACGGAGATGGGCTGTGTAGCTCAGACGACTACCAACGCCAAGGTGCTCTTCGATCGCTTCAAGCAGCCGTTTCACAATGTGCCAGCACTCACGAGCAGATTCAAGGTCACTGGGTACAAGGGTGTGTACCCGAAGAACAAGGCTGTACAGGCACAGTTCAAGGTCCACGCAGCGGATCGAAGCGAGAAGCTACAGTCAATTCCTTTCAATGCCGAAGGGGGAGTGGCGATTTGCTTGGACGAGTTGCACTTGCAGAAGCCTGAAAGCTACGCAGCGATCAAGCTAGGTCTATCGGCTCAAACCAACACCATCATGGTTTCCATCAGCACAGCCGGTGACGAGAACTCCACAACACTGCACCAGCTCGAGCAGTACGGCAACGCAGCGATAGCAGGGGAGCACGAACGATTCGGCTTCTTCAACTGGCATGCACCCGACACGTACGAGACGTACGATCCCGATGCTGTGCGTATGGCAAACCCAGCGGTTGCCTGTGGACGACTGTCTGTTGAGAACGCAATGGATCGGACCATTCCAGAACACGAGTACACCAGGTACGTGCTCAACCGCACCGGACAGTCAGAGAACGTCTACATGCCTGCGAACGTCTGGATTCAGGCCGGGGGAGAGATGCCACCACATGAAGCATTCACAAGACCGATCATTGCAGTAGAACGTACAGAGAACCACGAGTACGTAACTTTCACGGCAGCAAAGAAGATAGACAACATCATCTACACACAGGTAATAGCACAACTTCAATATCCTGAGCATGACTATCTAGTGAAAGTATGTAAGCAGCTCTACAAAGAACACAGAGCCTTCTTTGTCTTCGATGCACAGTCAATGAGAGAACTACATGTTGATCTTCGGCACAAGCATCACATTCCACTAGAGTTCTTCAATGCAAGTCAAATGGCACAGGCAACAGCAACAACCTACGCACTGGCTACAACAGATCGATTGGTACACAACAACGACCAGATTTGCACTGCGCAGCGTCCACATGTGATGACCAAGAGCCTCGGTGATGGATACCGCATTAGCGCTCATGATTCTACTGGTGATATTGATGCATTCAAAGCAACGGTTATGTGCGTTTATTGGGCAGAAGCAACTAACATTAGCAAGCCTCACGCGATAACGATTTAAATGCTATAATTCTTATCAAATGGGTTTATTCGATAAATGGTTTCCAAAAGAAAGCTACAAAGCAGAGTATAAAGAACTAGTTGCTCGCAGCGCTCCTTTAGATGGTGTAATTCCTGCAAGTTATTCAGAGTTCGTTCTAGGTGATCCGAAGCAAGTTCTACGTCTGCCTGTTGTATACAGAAGCATTCAGATCATTGCCAACATGGCATCACAGCTAGAACTAGAAGTTTTCGACGGAAAGCGCAAAGTAGATTCGCCTCCGATCATTCGCAAGCCAGACGTGAACCAGCCGACAGCACTCTTCATTCGACAAATCGTCACTGAACTAGCCACATATGGTGAATGCTTTCTACGTGTCTACTTCGATGGTCGTGGAGCAGCCAGTTCTTTGGACATTCTGCCAACCAGTTCAGTTGGTGTCACGAAGGAAAACGGTCGAATCAAGTACAGCTACAACGGACAGTCATTCAATCAGAAGCAAATCAAGCATCTGAAACTGTTCGCACTAGCAGATGACAATGACCTACATGGCAAAGGGCCGATTCAGGCCAGCAAGTCAATCTTCGAACTTGCACTACTTCTGGAACAGTACGCAATGGTTCAGTTTGACTCCGATGCAATCCCTAGAGGCAAGCTCACCACCAACCAGGAAATCAACCCAGAAGATCTAGCTGAACTAGCTCAGGGTGTAAAAGAGTTCATTCAGAACAACGGTGGCATTCTTGCGCTCACTCATGGTCTCGATTACGAGCCTATTGTGGGTGATCCCACAAAGACTCAGTTCATTGATGTTCAGAACATGGTCAACAGAATGATTGCAGCAGTGTTCGGTGTACCAGCAGAGGCATTGTTACTGCCTGGTGAAGGCTCTTCGATGACCTATCAGAATGTTTCTCAGTCCAACATTCGTTTCCTACAGAACACGCTCAGTGCGTATCTCAATGTCATCGAGGTACATCTCAGTGAATTCCTTACAGGAAACAAGCAAGTTCGATTCCGTGAAGACGATCTTCTACGCCTGGACACAAAGGGTAAGTGGGAAGTAATCGAGATTCAGGATCGTGTTGGTTATACCTCAGGTGACGAATTACGCCGGGAGGAAGGCAAAGAACCATTACCCTCTGAGCCTAATAAAGAACTAAAGAAAGTAGATGATGAAATCTAAATGGAATACCGTGAGTCCGATGTAGTAGAAGTACGAGCAGACCGAAGAGAAGTAGTAGGACTAGCAGTACCGTACAACCAAATTGCAGATATCAGAACCAGTAATGGCACATACAAGGAGTCATTCGCTCCGAATGCTATTGCAGACGATGTAGATGTTCCGGTCTATCTGGGACACGATCACGTATCTGGTGGCATCGCAGTAGGCACAGTCACAGAAGCACGTAATGCAGAAGACGGTCTACATATTGTCACCAGAATCAGCAAGACAGAAAAGGGCGACAAAGTCCTAGCCGATGTAATCAGCGGCAAAATCAAGAGTTTCTCAGTTGGGTTCAATCCGCTCGAACATGAGATTACGGACGGTGTAACTGTTCGTACAAAGGTGGCATTAGAAGAAGTGTCGCTAGTGGAAAATCCCGCCTACCAAGGTGCGGTTGTCTCTGAAATAAGGGAACAAAATAACAAACAGAAAGTAGATGATGAACAAATCATGGATAAGGAAACAGAACTTTCTAATGAGGTTTCGGGTCTCAGGGATGCCGTAACTGATCTAGAACGTAAATTAGATAAATTTGAAGTAAAAGAAGAAGGCGCTACAGCAGCACAGTTCCGTAGTGCAGGTGAATGGGTCAAAGCTCTTGCAGACAACGATTCAGAAGCGAGAGCACTTGCAACACGCGACTTTGCTACATCAGTCGATGCAGACAACATTCGACCAGCGTGGATCAATGACGGTCTCAAGCTAGTCGAAAAGCAGCGCATTGTTAAGGGACTCTTCGCACAGCGTCCACTAGGCGCAACAGGAAACTCAATCGAGTATCCATACGTCAAGTCAACCAGCGGTGACGTTGCAGAGCAGGCTACAGAAGGTGCGAACCTTTCTTACCTAGAACTAGCAATCGATACCATGACAGCTCCGGTCAAGACATACGGTGGCTACTCAAGCCTCTCACGTCAGGCTATTGAACGTAGCGATGTCGACTACCTAGAAGCAGTACTACGCTTTCAGTCACTTTCATACGCCAACGCAACCGAAAAGGCTGTGCAGAATGCACTAGTTGCAACCGCTGCAAATGCCAATGAAGTTGAACTTGGTGGAACAGCTGGTGCTGCCAGTGCAGTTCAGTGGATCGAAGCAATCATTGACGCAAAGGGCGAGATTGACGACAACTCAACTCTTGGTCTCAGTGCTGACTTCATCCTCATTTCGAAGGACGTACACAAGAAGATCGCACTCATCAAGGACACCGCTGGTCGTCCCGTCTTTGCGGTCAACTCAGATGGTCAAAACACTTGGGGCACACTACCTATCAACGGTCGCCTAGCTGGTGTCATCGACGGGACTCCTGTGGTTGTAGGCAAGAACCTACCTGCCGGAACAGTCGTTGTTGCATCCAGCGAAGCACTTGTCTCTCGTGAAGCACCAGGTGCACCTTTCCGGCTACAGGACGAGAACATTGTCAATCTAACCAAGGATTTCTCTCTCTACGGTTACATGGCAATCTCAGTTCCAGACGTCAAGGCAATTACCTTCATCGTGGACGAGGCGTAATTGATGAGTGACTTGTACACAGTAACCGTTGACGAGTTCAAAGCTTTCGTCAAGGTCGGGAAAGAATATGCCACCGCAATGTTGGAACTTAGTCTCGGTCAAGCAGTTGAAGAAGTTGATAGATTCTGTGGTTCTCGTATCGATCGAGTTCCAGAAAATACCTATCGCTTTGCTGTGTTACAAGTCGCTCAGGAGCTGTACTACCGAAACACCAAGCAAATCGGCCAGCAGCAGATTATGCCAAATGGTGATTTCATGCCTAGCCGGCCCACACAAGATCCGTTACTTGGTGTGTATTCATCACTTCGTAAGTGGATTGGGTGGTTCTAGTGCAGATCGCAGAGTACAGACAACAGATTATTGATGAACTTGTTTCGTTGGGTGTAGACGTAGTGGATTGGTCAGATGACAGATTTGACCCTCCTATTGCTTATCTACACCCAGCGGAGGAGTTCATCAGCAAGCCTTTTCCGACGGCAGAGGGAAAGAACGACTGTCAGGTAACAGTCAACTACATCCTGAGACTGTTCACAGGTAAAGGTGATGCAGATAATTCAGCACGAGAAATTGATGACTTGATCGCAAAATGTGTTCTGGCATTTAGGCACTTGGATGACGTATCAGTTTCGAATCTGGACATAGCAGTGGACAACGGGGGTGGCCAGTACATGACCGCAACTGTTTATTTCAGCAATACAATAAATTTGGAAGAAGGATAAAAATAATGACAATTTCTAATGGAAAACTCAAGAGCATCTTTGCTCTGAAGGTAGGAACAGCAGATTTCTCTACTGACATCGTTTCATTCGATCTGAACTCAGACGAAGCAGATGCAGATTCACAGACGTTTGCAGAATACAACGCAGGTGCGAACCGTGTGTGGACTCTATCAGTCACAGCAGCATGGGATGGTGGTTCAGTTGGTTCTCTACACGATTACCTATGGACCAATGCAGGAGCACAGGCAAGTTTCGAGGTACAGCCTCTCAATGGTGTAGCAAGTGCAGACAAGCCACGCTACACAGGCACACTTCGCATTCCCACCAAGCCGAACATTTCTGTTGAAGCTGGTTCCGACTCTACTTTCGAGTACGACTTTGAACTAGTCGGTGAACCTAACAAGGTCATCTCAGGAACGGCATAACAATGATCGACATTTCGGTACGAGTCGAAGGTAAAGCAGAGCTTCAAGACAAGCTTCGCCTGTTCAAGAAATCACTCAAGAACTTCTCGGATGCCTTCGACCGTATCGGATTGAAACTACTTGAATACGGCAGGGAAGATGCACCCTTCTACAGTGGTGGTCTCCAAGCAAGTCACAGAGTCAAGTCGACAAACATGCAGGCAACCGTTTCAGCCGGTAGTGCAAAGAAGAAAGCACACGCAGGTGGCATCTACGCACACATCATTCACTTCGGTGGTGGTGCAACCGGTAGTTATGGACCTCACTACATCTCACCGAATCCTTGGCTGTATCAGTCATTGGAGAGAGTAGAACCTTTTGCTATCAGACAAATAGAAGCAGAAGTTGATTTAAAGATAGAACAAGCAGGACTATAAAAAGAAAGAAGGAATATAAATGTCAGAATCACTAAAACTTATGGAAATCAATCTCATCGAGAAGCTATCAGGACAGCGAACCTCCGATGAAGATCACGGTATCGAATATGCGGCAGCAATCGGGTACGTCATTTCTCTACGCAAGCTCGAGGGCAAGGGGAGAGACCTAGGCATCAATCAGCACAAGGCAATGTTCGATGAATACATGTGGAACACAACCACAGAAGAACTCAACGAAGCATCAAAGCTCAGTGGTCTTTACATCGAAGATGAAGAAGATCTAGCAAAAAAAGACTGATCGAGATTGAGAGAGCGCAAGCAAAAGAAATGTGGTTGTTCATCAGGACTTACTCAATCAGTCTTGATGACTACAAAAACCTCACGTTGCACGAATGGAACGTAGGTTGGGAATTAATAGCAAATACGATGGAAGGAAATAAAACAAGGTAAACATTCATGGCTGGTAACAATATCGTCAAAGTCCAGATCAAGGCAGACGCAGATACAAGAGAAATTGATCAAGTTGTTGCGCAACTCAATGCACTCAGAGACAAGCGACTCAAAGTCAAAGTAGACGTTGACGATGCAGACCTCAACAGGCTCAAGCAGATCAGCAATGCCAAGGTCAAAGTAGAGGTCAACGACTCAGCACTCGATGCTTTGAAGACGCGACTACGAGCGATGCGCAACGAGCGTGTAGTGGTCAATGTTGATGTGCGAGAACGCAATAACTTCGCCGATCGAGCTTCTCGTGCAGTCAACAACCGCACAGCCAGAATCAATGTGAACCTTGTCGGGGTAGAGGCAGCGGAAGCGCGTCTAGACCGTCTTGCACGTAACCGCACCATTCGTATGAACATCGACGTAGACGGTGCTGCCCTGGTGGCAATCGTCGCAGCTCTGGAACGTCTTTCCGATCTTGGCGAGTTGGGTGCTCGCTTGGGCCGGCTCGGAGACGGTGTGGGTGGAGTGGCACGAAGCGGTGGTGCTCTGGCTCGAATGGCACCGGCAATCATCGCTCTTGCACCTGCAATCAGTGTGTTGGCATCGGGTGCAATCGGTGCAGGTGTCTACGGCTTGGCAGGTGCCCTAGGTGCTGTCTCACTTGCAGCGGGTGGTCTCGGAGCAGCAGTCACAGTTGGTATCGGTGCAATCCCCATCGCAGCAGCGGCAGCAAGCCAAGAAGTAAAAGACCACTTCAAGTTCATGGCTAACGACGTGGTGACAACCATGAAGCAAATAGCCGTACCGCTACAGCAACCTCTCATCAATCTAGCTACATCAGTTGGTGCAGCGTTTCATCAGATGCGCCCTAATCTAGAGGCAATCACAGCCGGTACAGCAGAATTGGTTAATCATCTGAGTGGAAAACTACCTCAGATAGCAGCAGAACTAGGACCAGCCTTACAGAAAGCATTCGAAGCTGGTGTACCGCATGTAAAGAACCTCATCAACATCATGCCCGAGCTGATACGAGGTTTTGGCGACCTCATGTCATCAATCGGACAACCGGAAGTAGTCGAAGCGTTCAACAGAGCACTGGAAGCACTACCAGGCATCTTGACCAAAGCAGGTGAAGGGATCGAGACACTTGCGGGTGGTTTCAACAACATCATGGGCTTCTTGGACTCGGGCAAGATGGACGGTTTCACAGAGGGCATCGGAACCTTCTTCGACAACCTGGGCAACACGGACTGGTCTGGACTAGCTGACTCGGTTGCAGAAGCAGGAAACGCATTCGGTGACTTCATGGCGAACATCGACACAGACAACCTTGCAAGCAACCTCACTGGTCTGGCAGACGGAATCACAGAACTCACCAACGCAGCATCAGGCATCGTTGGCGCGTTCCAGGGTGCAGACAACGCACTTGCCAGCTTCTCGGAGAAGGTCAACAACATCGATGTTCAGCTTGTCTCCGATGACTGGGCCAATGACCTGAACAGCGTGTTGGACCACTTCGGTTTGATCGACTGGGACGGTCCCGAGATTCAAGCAAACCCTAATGTCAACGTCACACCGATCGACATGACAGCAGAAGACTTCATCGGAGTTGTTTCACCACTGGTCACAGGCGTGGACATGCCGCTCACGCCTGTCATCAACGGTGAAGTTCCTCCGGTACCAGCTAGCCCCTTGGATCTCATACCTGGTCTTGCTGGTGAAGTGCCTCAACCGGCACCGATCGAACAACCGATCACACCAGGGCCGATGCCTGCACCCGAAGCACCTGGTGCGGTTCCTGTCGATGTGGAAGTCAAGGGAGCTGTCACAGTTCCTCCACCTCCACCTGTGCCTATCTCATTCGATGTCACACAGCCAACCTTGGTGCTGAATCCTCCACCGCCAGTTCCGATTACGTTCAACGTGGACTTACCGACCATCGAGATTCCAGTGCCTCCAGCAGTGCCAGTGACAGTCATCAGCAACGTCGATGAAGTAGCAGCACAGATCAATAATCTGTCTTCACTGAACACAGAAACCAAGCACACGATCACAACCAATGCTTCGGAAGCAGCGAGCCAGATTCAGTCACTCAACGGCATGAACACCAGCTCTACGCACACAGTAAATATCGTCACATCAGGCTCAATGCCGGGAGGAGTAGAAGTACCACGATGACCAGAATAATCAACGGATACAATGCAACGCGCATTCAAGTAGAAACAGATAGAACAGACGTATGGACGCCTGGTGGACTTGCTGTGTCAAACGGCAGGCACGATATCAAGTTGTCAGACCTCGCAGATGTAAGCCCAATGGGTCTGAGCAAGTCAGGAAATCAAACGGGGTTCAATAGAACCAACTGGACGCCGGTATCAAGTTGGTCTGTTCGTAGTGGTTACCCGACAACAGTTGTCAACGGAAACGCACTGGAAGTTCAGCAGAAGCACAGAGGAATTTTGAAGTTCAATGCCTTCTTCGAGTGGCAGGCATTTGCAAAGCTGAACATTCAGATGCGTTTGAAGATCAACGGTCAAGTTGTACGCACACTCAGTTACTCCACGAGAATCTGCACATTGATCTATGTTGCAGACTTCGAATACGGTGACCTGGTTACAGTAGAAGTACGATACGAGTCAAAGTTTCAGTTCTTCTCATTCCCGGTCAACTATCTCACAGGTACATTACTCAGCAGTTCTTACATGACCATCGAGAAGTACGATCGTTCAGCACAGGACTTTCAGTTTGATATGTCCTACGACGGAAACTCTTCATTCTGGTTCAACGACAACGTTTGTATGGTTGGACCTGACTACGGCAAAAAGCAACCAGCACTCTACGACGTAACGGCAGACATCAACTCAGCTGCTACACGAGTGGACACAACACAGCTTACAACTATGACCTGGGGGCCAGTACTAGCGCAATCTCGTTCACCTATCCCAGTGGATGAAGGCTATGTAGTGGACTTCTCAGGAAAGTTCTTGCTCAGAAGGTTCAACATTGCTCAAAAGGACAACCCTGGTGGTTCTAGCTACTCCATCCGATTCTCACTGTGGGGACAAGGAACCAGACAAGATGAATACGGTTCCAACGCAGTGTCGCAAGAATTGATGTTCTACGAGACTGCCATGCCTTCTCCCACTTCAAGCGGGTACTTCGATGTAACCATCCCAACCAACACGCCGGTAGTTGTTCCAGAAGACATCAAGAGCATCTACTTCACCTGTGTACTGAAGACCACCAGCGATAACAATCTTTCTCCTGCCAACTATCGTCATGTGTCGGGAGGAATGAGCAACAATCTTTACTTCGGTTGGTACAACTCCCAGCCGTTACGTATCGTTGTGACACCACCTGAGCAAGAAATCACCTACGAGCATCCTTTGTCGCAGACAGGTGTTGCTTACAAGAATCGTCGTTTCTACGACAATCTAGTAGAACCCAAAGATTTAGTTCTCATGGGAGCGCCAGAAGCAGCAACCGAAGTATTGATCTATCAGTACAATCGCACCAGCAACACGAGAGGTGCATTGATCGGAACGTACCCGGTAGCAGCAGATCAGCGCAGAACTATCAGTGTGCAAAGTCCAACAGGATCAATAGAGATTGATTCTGTGTCGACAACACCGGCAAGCATCAACAGAACCAAATCAGGCTCACAAGCAATTTCCAATGGTTGGACTGACATTACAGGATTCGCAAGTGGTTCGAATGTCGTAACCATCGCAGAAAGCGGTATCGCTACTGTCACGTGTACAGCGAAGTTCTCCGAAACGAACAACGGTAAACAGCTTCGATTCCTGGTCAACGGCCAACCAATCTCTGCTTGGGCTGTGTCTGGCAACACTGTGACAGGTAGCTACAAGATGCGTCTCAATGCGGGGGATCAGGTCAAGATGCAGGCAACCAGGTTCTTCGACACCAGCGTCTTGGCAACCGACACCAAATTAGACATTGTTTACGACTCTGCCAAAGCTGACTATTTCGTGGAATCGGTGACAGCTCAAACGTATGACACCATGTTCGAAACACAGACTCGTTTGGACCGTATCGAATGGCAAGACATCTCAGATGATCTGAATAACATTCAGTGTGTTCGTCAGGAGTTTCGAGCAGGAAAGATGACGCTCAAGTTCGTATCAGATCAACTCAGCAGTGGTGTTGATCTAGCTCCGGGAAAGAGTATTCGTCTGTTGGCAATCAACTACGGTGACTCTGTCACGGAAGAAGGTATACAGCAGTATCAGGTTGTCTTCACAGGAACGATTCGTGACTATTCCATCAAGTACAACTATGAAGGCAGACCCAGTGTCGAGGTTGACATCTACGACTGTTTCAAAGAACTGGAAGAGACAGACGGGCGATACTACTATGACAAGCCACTCGAATATGCTCCGATGCTTCATGGTGTAGGTAGAAGTGTTCTCATCGATGGTGTCGAAGTCAGTGGACCTGTGCGAGACGCGCCGGATGGGATGAAGAATCTTCCCAGTAGCTATCAAGAAAACACCAAGATATCCGAAACGCTAGAAGCAGTACGTAACACCAACAAAGGTTATGTGTATGTGGATCGATTCAACCAACTGAACTACAGAAGTGCATTGGACCCAGTAAGCAAAATGTCAGTTGGTGATTCGTACACACGTAGTGACATCTCTTACGGAAAGATCGAGAAGGGAACAACGACCGAAGCAGTCATCAACCTGGTGAAGCCGGAAGAGCATTCTATGGATATCTCTTCACTTTCTGAGCGCAGTGTTGCAACATCGACACCTGTGGATCTGGAAGACATTCCCAGCAAGACACAGTTAGCTAATTACTACTATCGCAGCGATTCCATTCGAGCATACGGGGAACGAAGCGAGACATTCCCGGTAGTGAGAGGAACAGGTGATATCCAAGACTTACGTATTGCAGACTTCGGATCGAGTTTCTTGGAATGGTCAACAGGCATCTTGAATGACTACGACCTACACAAGAACCGTATCTCAAGAGTCATGCTTGTACCGAACAACTTCAATCAACTCAAGCAGATCAGTGAACTGGAAATCTTGGATGCAGTACGTATCTACTACAAGAACGAAGAACACACAGCGTTCATCAGAAAGATTGAATGGTATGTACAAAACAATCACATCAGAGTAGAAATCTACTTCCAAAGAGAAAAACGTCAGTCTGCTTGGCTACCGTCGATAGAAACTGTAGATAGTTACACCAACCTATGGTTTGACACTTGGTGAGTTCTTCAGCGCTTTCTTTTCTGCTTTTTTCGCTAAATGATTCTGCTGTCTCGTCCATATCCACTTATGCATTCGAGGCGGTAGATGAATCTTGGATGGTTTCGATCCAGTTAAAACTTGTGCTGCGTCCGGATCAAACTCGAATTTTCGTAAACCTAGTTCAATCTGAAGTTCACGTACTAGCATGCGGTGATCGAAATGTAGTTTGCGTTGGTTCATCTCGATTAGCTCATTGAGTTCCCGAGTTCGATTTGTGACATACGGTTGTTCTACAGGAGTCAGTGGCTCAAGATATGAGTCGCTTGTTGTGGCTCGCAGTAATTCGAGGTCGTAAATCGCGTTGCGACTCTCGATATGTGCTTTTCGTATCTGTGAGGCATAAGCGTATACTTGATCGGCTCTACATATTTCGATTTGCTGTACCGCTGTTCGAATATCGTGTTCGTACGCCTCTGTGTCGTCCGATGCATATTTCTTTTTCTTAATCAGGGATAGCCGCTTGTTGGATGCTTCGATCATGCTTGAAACAGCATTGGTCAAAGTGGTACGTCGCCAGTTGTTCAGTTCTCGCTTGCTGGTGATTGCGTTCACGACGAACCAGCCAGCAATGAGGATGAGAGGCGAGACTATCCAGAACCAGTCAGGTGCAGGTGGCATCAGCAAAGTGTAGAGGTCTGGTCTGTTGCGTGTGTTGCATGCACTGCACGCATATGAACGTGAATCTAAGCAACACAAACTCTGGGGGTAGGTAGATGTACCCCTAAGCGATTCTGTTGCCTCTGGTGCGTGATGTGCTTAGCTGTGCAGGGGCACAGGCCACTAGCTACTTACGACCTGTGCCCGAGCGGCCTAGTCCGACTTATGCAAAACTAGAGCTATCGAGTTGATGCAGTACCGCTGATCGGTCGGCGTCGGGTATCCCTCGCCCTCGAAGACGTGACCGAGGTGGCTGTGGCACTTCTTGCAGATGACCTCGACCCGGCGCATTCCGAGTGAGCTG